TCTTTCGTCCCCATCCAGTGGCCATATCATTTTAATCCTTATGCTAATCTTAAAATCGCAGCAGATGTTGTGAATGCAGGGAACTGAATTGTAAATGTTCCAGAAGTTGCAGTCTTGTCACCACCGAAATCTAATACAGCAACAGCGTCAGTAGTGTTTGATCCACCGTCAGTTGTTGTGTTGTAAATTAAAGCACCTCTTGCAGTAAGAGTTACGTTTTGAAAAGATAAATCAGCAAAGTCTGTAATAGCCACAGATGATGAAACTTTCACACCTTGGTTAACAAGAGTTCCGCCACCAGCTGTGTAGTTTGATGATGATACTTCGTTATTAGTTGTGTAGTTCTCAGTTGATTTACCTAAAGTTGCAGAACTTGTGTACATCGCTAACTTGTATGTGTCAGAAGATGTATCAAAGTCATGCTTTCCTTGTAGTAATTCTTTTTTAAAAGAATCACAAATTGCATTTGTTGTAATAGCCATAATTTTTCTCCTTTAATTTTATGGTGATGGTGAAGGTATCTTAACTCTAGGTACCCCACTATCGTATTCTCCTCGTCTTCTTCTGCCCATTTGTTGTAAGGCAAAAGCTTGTACTTCTTCATCATACTTGCTTTTATATAAGTTGTACAGATCCATAGGTCCTTTTAGGTATGAAAAACATTCTGTAAGTACACCATGTAATAACATGGGATCTTGATAAGTAGATAAAAAAGTATTCGTGGTAGAATTAAAATGAGGCGGATCTTTTATATAATTTATTTGAACTGTATCCGCAGAAGCTGGAACGGGTGCTACAATAATATTAAAGTCATCCCAATTAGCAAAATATTTAGGAGTGCCTTGAGTGCCTGTTGAATTAAATTCTGATATAAAACTTGTCTCTCTTTTTTCTAAAAATGTTCTGTTACCACTTGAATCAATGTGTTCAATAGATCTTAAAATCATGGCATCAGATGGCATAGATATAGCTCTGTTACCAGCTGTAAAATTAGAGTTAGCATATTTTCTAAGATCGTCGTAATCAACCTTACCCGCTACATCTACTTCAATTACTCTAATAAATTGATCAATGATAGTGTCAGATAACACATTGGAGTCTACTTCTGTGTAGTTTCTTACTTGTGTTAAAAATGCTGAATGTGTAATAGCCATTATGTAATACTCACTGTTACGGTACCTAAAATACCAATTAATTGTCTTTGTCTATTTTGTTCTGATCCATCATCAGGTTTCATTCCTGAAGATTCAAAAGCAAACTCACCAGGTAATTTTAAATTAACTGTTGTAAATCTAGATCCTCCAGAAGTTAAATTAAAATCTTGAGATCTAGAATTTTGTAAAGCTATTGCATCTGCCTTAACTGTTTTTCTTCTTATTTGAGGATGTTTAGGTTCAAACTCAGATATATGAACTAATGCACCTGTCCATTCTCTAACCATTTCTTTATAAGGAAAAGATTGTCCAGATCTATCTGATATTGCGTAAGATTGTTTTCCTGATGCGTATCCCATTACACTCCATCTCCAAAGTAAGTTTGTGGTGAAATATACAAAGAAGTTCTAGAACCATCTTCATCTAGTGCTCTTTTCATTTCATCTTCATAAGCTAATTTTAACATTTGAGTTCTGTCTGCAGCTTTTAGAAAAGAAACATAGTATGCAAGACCTGCAACCATACAAGGTAAAAATCTAAAAGGTGCGTCTGGAGTTTTTGTGTATCCTCCTGCATCTTCAATTCTACCAATGTAGTAGTATTTTAAATAAGTATAAGTAGTTGCATCTGGTGTTTGGTACAAATATATTTGTGGTGTAATTTGTCTATCTACATAATACTGTGATGGCTGACCTGTAGCACCTTTGTTGGGTAATGCAGCATAGTTAGATCTGTCAGTTTTTGTTAAAGACACATCTGTTATTGTTGGTCCATTTCCTGTTCCTGTAGATATATAAGCTTCTAACACATCGCTACAATCACTTGGAGTTGCGTATTGAGATGTTCCTGCAGTTAAAAGTTGTTCTTTGTTTTTTACTTTCCATAGATGTAATCCTCTATTACCCCATTCAGATAACAATAAATTTAAATTTCTTCTTGCTCTTTTTAAATCATAACCAGATTCTGTAGACACTCCACATCTTTCGTAAGCTTCGTCTATAATCTCATCAATGTTTAAATCAAATGCTGTAGTTCCAGAACTTGCCATTATAATAAATCCTTATAGTAATTATCTTTAGTTAGTATTATACCACCTGTATTAAATTTTTTTCCTCCAGATGTATTTCTAATTTCTTCTCTTATTTTTCTTAAACCTTCATTAATAGCGGAATCAAAAGACATATCTATTCGTAAATCATCTACGATTTCGTTAAATCTTTTTTTATTTGTTGGACTTGCATTTTTATAATATTTTTTTGCGTAATCGTAAGCCATTAAACTATACCTCTATAATAATCTGCCATACCACCCATGTTTGCTTTAGCAATTGTTTTTACATTAGTTGGTTTTGGTCCTGTGTTACCTGCAGCTCTCTTTCTTGCTACAGCTGATGCTCTTTGTGATTTAGACATAGCTCTAGCTTTTGCAAGTGGAACACACTTTGGATATTTTCTTTTAGAACCAGAAGCTGATTTTCTTCCACATTCTTGAAACTTACCATCTTTCTTTTTTGCTCCAATATCTACCCACTTTTCTTGAAACCATTGTTTGAGTCCACCTTTTTTCATACCAGCAGGCACACAGTTAGGAACCATTCGTCCTCCTTTTTTCTTCATTCCTTTTTGGACGTATCCTTCCCAACAAGTTCCTCGACTAGACATCTATCATGTCTCCATAGTATGAAACTAAACTCTCATTAGATACAGGTTCTCCAGCAATCTCGCTTTTCATATAAGAACCTGTATAAACTCCTTTATTAGCTTTTATTGATTCTAATGTTTTAGCTTGTTGCTTATGTAATCCTGATGCTTTGTGTAAAGCTTTTGCAACTTTTTTAATTTTTATATCTGCACCTTTACTAGCTTTTTTAGGTCCCCAATCTTTTCTTTTAGTTCCTGATGGATCTTTGATTTTACCCGCACAAATCTTACTAGCGTATGCGTTAGCATATGCAGACGGATATACTTTAAATTTTCTTTTAGCGGCCGCTTTGCCTCTAGCACATAGTTTTGTCATGTTTAAGCCTTTTTCGGTTGTACAACTTCTTAGATTGTACCACTCTTTGCCTAAACAGTAAATGTCCTGCTAAGAGGATTCTTTTTAAGGGGTTTATTTTTTTTAACTGTTTTTTTATCTTTTTTCTTTTCATCTCTGGCACCTCTTAATTTGCCATCAACTTGTTTGGATATTTGTGATCTTGATATTGTCATTTCTCTCCTAATCTTTGTTATATTGTGGTAAACCAACTAAATTAAAGTTACAAGGTATGGCATATTTTACCTCATTTTTTTTAATTGTTCTAGTTTGGTGTTTCATAAAACCACTAAAAAAAACGAACAATCCTGCTTCTGGATATACTTCCATATTTGATTCTGGAAAAATTAAAGGAGTAGAACAATCGTTTAAATAAAGTATAGCAGACCAATCACATCTTCTATGATTGTGAAGTTTTGTATAATTATTTTCTTGCATTTTTATACCCCAAGCCTCTATCAACTGTAAATTTTGTTCAAAATTATATTCTATATGAGTTAAAAAATTAAAAATTATTTTCGATAAATATTCATCATTTACAAATGCTGTCCAATTAGTCATTTGACCTTTTACATTTGTCATATTATTTTTTGAATTATCTTCTTTTAAAGAATGTTCTATTTTGTTTATAAAATATTCTGAATCGAAATCGCCTATTTTTGCTTTAATAAAAGTGCTTTGTATTAGTAAAGGTTTTTCTAAATGTTGGATTACGTTAATCATACCAAATCTTTAGCTTTACCAATCACAGGTTTGTATTTAGTTTTACCTTCTGATTTGTACGCGTGTAAGAATTGTTTTCTTGGTTGGTCAGGTGTATAGCTGCAATGTATCCACCCACTGTTCGGCTCACCAGGAGTGTAGAACTCCAATATTAATTGATCGTAGTCTAGATTCTGATTGATCCAATCAGCTAATTCTGCATTGTCTGTTCCCATCACTTCAAAATCCGCAGCCTCTGCACGGGCATGTTGACTGTTGACTGAGCTACCTATCTTTAGGCACAGCTGCTCGCTACGGAATCCGCTAGTCACTTTAACTCTACCGAAGTGATCCCGAACGGGTTGCAAAATATTTTCACAAAGTGCTTTTAGTTTTTCTATTTGACCAGAGTTTGGATTATTATTTATATCCAACCTGATTGCAGTGTCAGATTTAATTAGCTCTTGAAGAGTAAAGTTACGTGAAAGATTCATATTAATTTATTTTACCATTATTTAGTAGTTTGTAAAAGTCATTAGTAGTCATAGCATTATCCACACAATACTTAGAAAAAACTCCTATTTCATTTAATTGCTGTTTGGCTATATCATATAATCCATAATATTCTAACTCTTTTTTTGCTATTTCACTATCAAAAATTTCATAACCATGACCAACTTGTAACCACAAAGCATTACTTAAACCGTGTAATCTACCTTTGTGATGATAATCGTGTTTTCTTGGCATTCTTTTTTTCCAAGTGTACATCTTTCTTTTAAACTCTTCTGTCCATCTTTTTTTAGATGAAGACTCTATCCAAAAATCTGTATCAGTTCTTTTTGTTTGATAATGAAGTAAAATAAAATCTCTTATATCATCAATAAAACTTGTAATGTGATCGTTGTAATTTTTTTGTAAATAATAATCATATAAATCCAAAGTATCATTTAAATAATAATCACAAAAATGTTCGACTTGTTCAATTGTTGTATGTAAACCGGTAGCTTCCAAAGGTTCTATAAAATTAGAACATAGCCCTACTGCTAAAACATTTTTAATCCAAAAATTATTAAGTCTACCTACTTCAAAGTTTATTGTTTTTTTAACTTCAATCTCCTCATTAAAACACTCATTCATTTCTTTAACTGCATCCTCATCGGAAACCATATGCCGATTTATTATGTAACCTCTTCCTGTTCTTTCTTGTAAAGGAATTTCAAATGTCCAACCGTATTTTCTTGCAGTTGCTGTAAGATGATTTTTCAGTATATCATTTTCCTTATTTTTTTTAGGAAATAAAATAGCTCTATTTGTTAATAAATTATTTTCATAAGAAACAAAATTTACTCCCATATCTTTAATTAAAGTTTTATGCCATCCAGAACAATCAATAAATAAATCAGCGTCTAACTCTTTACCAGATTTTAATTTTAAAGTTTTAACACCACCAAGATCATTTTTGATAAAACTTTGAATTGTATCCTCAATTCTTGTTATTCTGCCTGTAGATAAACATTTTTTTCTAAAATAATCTGAAGTTTTAAAGGCATCTATGTGTAAACCATCATCTAAATCATGCATCATTTGATATTTATCTCCATGTTTTACATAATATAATTTATCTTGAAGCATCAATTGATTTTGAAGTGGTATTACATAATTTAATTTTTCTGCCACATGATAAATTCTAATATGGTCATAGTCTTCTGTTGGATATTTTTTCCATCTTTCAAAAGAAGATCCTATGGGGCTAACAAATGAATGGTTTTTTCGTAACCAATCCACATGTCTAATACCATATTTGTAAGTGGCTCCTGTTTCTTTTAAAAAATTTCTTATACCTCCTAAATGAGTATGATCATCTATTAGTTGAGAAATAGTCCCTGTCGTGCTTTCTCCGACTCCAACAATTGGTATTTCTTTAGATTCTATCAACGAAATTTTTATTTTTGGATTTAATTTATATATAAGTATGGA